TTTATCTATATTATCATTTTCTTTAATTAATAAAACTAATGTATCTAAATGAATATTAGATAAGCCACTATTTAATTTTTCATGGTCTACACTATAACGAATAGCTCTAATATCTTCTTCTATTACCGTTGTTGTTTCTTCTACACCTGTATATTCATTTTTAGATATCTCAACTATAGAAAATAATATATTATAATTAGTAAGTATATTATTTATAAGAGTTTTTATATTTCTCATACAATCACAACCTTATATTTCTATAGCCATCTAATATTCTCTCAACAGTTGTAGGAATTCCACTTTTTGTTAATTCTGCTTTTGTTGATACAGAATCTAAAGAAAAACTTTGTATTCCTGTTTGATTATTATACTCATATTCACACCATTTTAAAACTGCTAATTTTAAATCTTCTGGTATATCTTCTGCTAATAAACCACCAGTATAGCTAACTTTAAACCTATTGTTAGTTAAGAAATATAATTCTATTTCACCTGTTTCGTTATCAATGAGATTAAAATATACGCTATTACCATCTAAGTCAGTAACTTTAGATACAGACTCCACAGGAGTGTTATTCACAAAACCATTACCAAAGCTAAATTTAACAATTTCATCTGTGTAAGTGTCTTGTTCAAAGTTTTTTCCACAATATTGTTTAACCCTCTTATCAATACCATTTAAAATATGATTTAATTTAGTATCAAAAGAGGTGGTATTAATTTCTAAAAATTCTTTTAAATTATCTAAAGTAACTAACATAAATACCACCTCCTAAAATTTATTTTTTATTTGATTTAATATCTTTTGAAGTATCTTTGCTATTGCTTTTAGACGTACTTTTAGTTTCTACCTTTTCTATGTAATTATCCCCAAACGCCTTAACTTCATCAGCAGATAAATTATAAACATTACCTTTTTTATATCCATTTATATTTTGCTTTATTTTGTATTTCGCCATTAAATAACCCTCCTTACATGAAGTTATATTTATGGGCTAATAATGAATAATTTATTGTATTATCTGGTGTTATAACTAATTCAAAAATAGGATAATCAAAGTCTTTTACTACATTAAAAAGAAAATTATAGTCTGTAGTAACTTCAAGAATGTATTCTTCTATGACTACATCATTAACAACCACAGAAGCTCCTATTGTTGTAGGAGTTGAAACATCAGTAATAACTAAAGACATTAACCCATATTGATATCCCTTTAAATTTATCGGGGTAGCTGTGTCTGTTGTTGAAATTTGAGAGTTTGCTGTAATTATATCTGTATCAAATACATCAACAGGAATCACTGCACTAAAAGTGAACAAAGTAACCATTAAAACTGCCATTAATATAATTAATTTTTTCATAATATCAACTCCTAAAAGGACTTACTGCTTCATTAAGAAGCAGCAGTCTTTAATATTGTAAACTGTTCTGGAACTGCCACAGATATAGCAATTCTTTCAGTTATTTTTAATGCTCTCATGTCTTGTTCAAACAAGTTAGTTTCTGAGCCATCTTCAAATTTTAATGACGCTTGGTCTGCCATAGACATTGTTAATTGTCTTCTTTCACCATAGTAAACGTTACTTAAATCGCCGAATAATACAAATTTCTTATCAGCAGCAGATTCACTATAGCTTGGAAGTAATGAAGATGTTGCTTTATTATATTGCCAAATTCTATCAGAAGTAGTAGGGAATACATATGCACTATTACCGTCTTTTAATAATTTAACTCTATTATAGATAGTTCTGTGTAGTACATACATTGAACTTGCTTCTTCGTTATCTAAAATATTATCTGTCATAGTTAATAAATCATCAGCAGTTATATCACCAAAAGCTGTTTTTCCTATTGGTAATGATTGAATATTGACATCAGGGTGATTAAATAAGCCAGTGAATACTGTTCCGTCACCCATTAACATCATGTCATCTTCAGCTTTAGCAACTTGTCTTGCTAAAATTCTTTGAATTATAGGGAATATAGAAATAGCTTCATCTTCTTCAAATTCTGTACTCCATGGTATAATTAAAGCTAATTTAGCAGGAATAAGTGCAATTCTACCGAATGATGGTTTACCTTTCTTAATTGTGCCATTTTCGCCAACCCAAACAACACCCGGCTCACCAGTAATTTTGTGCATATCTAATTTATTAGATGACATTGTTATACCAGTAGCGTATCTTCTCATCAATCCATATTGGTCTGCTCTTTCAAGCACTGTGTTTGTGAATTCTTCTGGAATTACAGTTCCATCAGAAGTTGAATTTAAACTTAGTTCTCTAGTCATTGTCATATCATTCATAGAAACAGCGTCAAATGCTTTTTTCAATGTTTTAAATTGAGCTTGAACATCTTCAGCAGATTCTTGATCTTCACCCTTAGAGTGTTCTTGATAAAATTCTAACAACATTTCTTTTTTAGCTTCTTCCATTGATTCTTTAAACTGTTTTTGTGTAATTATGTTTTCAAAATCAATTTCGCCCATTTCTTTTAATTTTTTCACATCAATACCTTGTGATTCTAATTGTTTTAATACTTCATCAGATAATTCTTCAATTTTTAATACTTGCCCATTCATTTCTTGATTATCTTTTCCCATATTAATCAACCTCCTGCCTAAATTTATATATTTTTTCGCCTACTTGAATATGAAGTCCTTCTTCTTTATCGCTTTCAGCATTTTTTGATTCTTGCTTGTCTGTATAATTTTTAATATCATTAACAAAATTATTTATTAATTCCTTGGAGTCTAAAATACCTTTTTCTAATTGTTCTTCTAATTTTTTTACTTCCTCTTTTATTATACCACAAATTTTCTCATTATTTTCATCTAATTGTTTTTTTATTAATAAAGATAAATCTTCATAGTCTTTATTTTTATTAATGTATGATTTTACAGATGTAACCACAGAGTTTTGATTTGCAGGTATAGTTACAAGAGATATTTCTAATAGCTCAGATTTAGTAATTATATATCCCTCTTTACTATCTTTATATTCTTTAGGTATAAATCCAATAGAAACTGCACCACCTATACCCTTTTTCATTTTTCTATATAGCTCCATTGCTGTTTCATCTTCATTATCCATAATTGCTTTAAAATAAAGTTGTTTTCCGTCTAAGTTATCTACAACTTTTAATTCTGTTACTCTGCCTATAGGGTTAGTACCCCACGCATCATGACCTTTTAACAATAATGGATTCTTCATAAATGATTTAACATCTAAACCATCTAATTTCACAATATCACCATATCTATCAACATCTTCAGTTGAAGCAATACCCTCAATAATATATTCATCGGAATCTTCTAAAAATTCTTTTACAATTCCAATATCTTTAAAAATTATTGAATTATTATCCATATGTATTCACCTCCTACATTTATATTATATCACATTTGTGTCGTATTTTTATCGTCCGGCTCTTGATTGTTATCAAAATCTGTTTCTAAATAAGTTAGATATAACTCGTCAGCCTTAGGATCTTTACTTCTTGGGTATCCTTGATTAACCCTTGCTTCATTAGGAGTTATTATTCCAGATTTCACTAATCTAACGTCTTTAGATACTTGAAATTGCATATCTTCTGGTACAAAATTTTCAAAATCTATAAATAAATCTCTATCTTCTACAAACTCATTCAATAAACCTCTGTTTAAAACACTTTTTATTATTTTTGCTATCGGTAATAGTGTATTCTTTGTGTAGTCTTTTTCTGCTTGAATAGAACTTGCATATGTCGCACTTGTACCGTATAATTTAGCTTCTGGCACACCAAATACTAATCCAACCTCTTTATTATCTTCTATTCTATTAGCAGCATATTCTAATTCTTGGTGAGTTATTTGAATTTTTTCAAATTTCATACCTTTTTCTAAAACTAATGGTCTACCTGTGTTTTTCATTCCTGTATAAGCTTTATTTATTTGATTCTGTAGTCTTTTGAATTGCTCTTGGTTTAATGCCACACCATCAGGTAAAATAAATGCTCCTGACGGATTTGCAGAGTTAAAATAGAAGTTTCTATTGAATTCTGCTGCATATAAAGCGTTTTGAGAGGCTAATTGTGCAGCACTCATTGGAGCTAACCCTCTATAAATATTCTTAGGATTACTAAATTTAAAATGTAGTGTATCCGAATATCGCACAACCCTTTCTTTATTTCTAATATGTACCCATTGTTTAGGTCTATTTGTATTAGGGTCTAGCTCTAAACTCCAATTCACAGGATTTAGTGGCTCTAATGCAAATAGAACACTTTCACCATTTATTTTTCTTCTTGTTTTCTTTTTTACTAATATTCCCTCGCCAACCAAATTCATATTAGCAACTACATTCCAAATTAACTCCTGCATTGTTAAATCGGGGTGAGGTTTACTTAAAAAAGTATTTAATAACTTAGTATCCACAGGCTCTTTTTCTAGCCTATTGTATTCATTTTTCACGTATCTATAAACTTTCCAATCTATAGACGATATATCATCAGAAATAGCTTTAACACATCTGTATACAATACCTATTTTTTCCATTGTTTCTTGTCTATTTTTACTATCCCAATTAGGGTACATTTTCTTAAAATACTCATATTCAGGACTATAAGAAGGTACTTTTCCACTAAATAATTTAGTTACAAAATTAAATATTCCCAATTCTTACACCTCCTATAACAATCTAACCCACTCATCAAACCCACCATAACTTTCTGCTATCTCTTTAGCCATATTACTTAATACATCTTCAGGGTCATCATGAGAATTCTTACCTATTCTTTGATAACCAGTTACGTGATTAAAAAATTCAGGAAATCTCATTTTCCAATCACTTGGCATAACAATTCTATCATTAACTATATGGGCATATTGTCTTATTTTTTGTTCTTTATTACCATTTTCTCTTTCTGATATAAATTCTATAAAAGGGTTACCAAAAAATTCAACCTTTTCTTGCACACCTAATAAGAAAGCATCTCCACCATAGTTATTTTCTATTTTACAACGCATAACTTTGAATTTAGCTAAACGCTTAGCAACTTCTTCCATAGTTACGCTATAACCGTCATCAGTCATATACACATCAAGTACATAATGAAACATATTTCCATTAACTACCTTAACGCCATATATAATAGATACTAAAAAATCTTCACCCTTATCAGCTAAGTCAACCATAGCGTAAATATTGTCAAAAGTTAAGCCTTCTGCTTCTGAAATGTCATAAGTTTTAAATTTTCCATATAAATTGTTCTTTTCATCAACAGTTTTCTGGTGGTAATTAGCTAAAAATATCATTTCTGGTTGCAAGTTACGTAAATTTTTGTATCTCTCATATTTAAAAGTACGTGGAGATAGCATTTTTCTATCATTTTCAGTAAGAGAATTCCACGTTTTGCTATCCAAATATTCTTTATTTTTCTTATAATTATCCTTATGATATGCTTCCATTTGTATCACATACCACTCATTATGGTCGTCTTGAGCTAAAAGTCTACCACAAATGTCATTTTTACTCCAACGAGTCATAATTATTATTTCAATAGGGTCAGAAGTTTCAGCAGATACCCTACTTAATAGAGTTCCTGTGTACCATTCCCATTTTCTCTCTAATTCAAGCTCATTAAACGCTTCACTGGCATTTTTAATGGGGTCATCAACAATTATTATACTACCACCCTCAGAAGTTACACTTCCTCCAATACCAGCAGCCAAAAAGTTAAAATGTTGACCTTCTAAAGCCCATCTTTGCACACTTCTATTATTTTGAGATAGTTTTACATCTGGAAATATATCTCTAAATATAATATTTTCATCATTTTCATGAGTATGCTCTTGATTTATAGCATCTCTTATATATCTCGAAAATTTTGAAGCCACAGTGTCATTATAAGAAGTATAAATAATACGTTCATCGGGATTATTACCCAGTATCCATTCAATAGCGTTAGTAACTGTTCTAGATTTACCAACCTGTGGCTGTATATTTATCATTATTTTTCTGTATGGCTTATTTGTTTTAGGGTTAATTATTGTACCGTCAATCGCTCCCTGTATTGTATTTGCAATTTTCTGTAAAAACCATTTATCTTCTGAAAAAAATGTAGGACTTTTTGCTTGTGCATAATACCATATATATTTTCTTGCTAATTTTATCTTACTCAACCTTTTTATAAGTTTTAATTCTTTATTATTCATCTGT